ACGTGGACGGAATCGCTGCGTCGATTGCCAGCATCATCGCAATGGCCGGCGATCGGATCGTGATGGCCGAGAATGCCAGCCTGATGATCCATGACCCGATGGGGCCATCAGCCGCAGCATTTGGACCGGCTGAACTGTTGCGACAGGCCGCCGACGAAACACACCAGATGGCCAACCTGCTGGACAGAATCCGCGGAAACCTGGCCGACATTTACGCCGCACGATCTGGCCAGCCTGTGGCGACGATCAATGAATGGATGTCCGAAGAGACGTGGTTCTCGGCCGAGGAAGCGACAGCCGCCGGCCTGGCCGATGAGGTGCTGAGCAACAAAGTTATCAAGGCCGACAAGAGGGTTAAAATTGCCGCCCGGTGGGGTTCTGAGCAGTTGGCTGACATTCTTACCGCGTCAGCCAACCGGGCCGACAGGGACCACGCACAGCGTCGCCTGCGGCTGGCTCACGCCAGGTTGCAATTGACAGACCTGGAATCGCTGACATAAACTGACGACACAACTGAAGACGTCCGCGTTTGTTCGAGGCAAGAGCCAGACGGCAGACGGCGAGACGGCAGCAAACCGCAGAAGCGGCGAGTTTTGCCAGTAGTCAAATTAACTTGACTGCCAGCGAGGCACGCCGCTTTCGTCGTTCCTGTTGGCATTGAAACAGGACCGACAAATGTCTGACATTATTCAAAAGCTGATCGACGACCGGCAAACACTGGTCAAGAATTCTCGCGACTTTCTGGAGCAGCACGAAGCCGATGGGCTGACGACCGACCAGGAAGCCCAGTTCGCTGCGATGCACGCCGACCAGGAAAAGCTCTCGGAAAAGATTACCGAGCTACAGGCGGCCGCAGATCGACGGGCCGACATGATCGCCCAGCAGGACGCCGCGGAAAAGGCACTCTCGCAAAACCTGACGACCTATGCCGACCGGATCACCGCAGCGGGCGGCATCAAAACGCCAGACGGCACGCGTCAGAAACTGGGGCCACAGGAAGCCCAGGCGTTGGCGTTGCAGGGCTGGATGCTGCAGGCGTCGGGCCTCGACATCAACGACGAGCACCGCACCGCCGCGTTTCAAACGCACGCCGATCTGCGGTCGAAAGATTTCAGCGTGAAGCTCAACGCACGCGCTCCAAAATGGAAAGACATCGAGGCCGCACAGGGCACCGGATCGACCGGAGCCGGTGGAGCGTTGGTGCCGACTGGCTTCGTTCCCGAGCTGGAACAGGCGTTGTTGGCGTTCGGTGGTGTGCGTGAACTGTCGCGAATCATTCGCACCGAGAGCGGCAATGATCTCGACTTTCCCAGCGACAACGACACCACGAATTCCGGCGTATTGCTTGCTGAGAACACGGTAGATACGGAACAGGATGTGACGTTCGCCACCACGACGCTCGGTGCGTACAAATACACATCGAAGATAGTCCGCGTCTCAATCGAACTGATGCAGGACTCGGCCCTGAATCTGCCGCAGATTCTCGGCGAGATTCTCGGCACGCGTCTCGCCCGTGGTCAAGCGACGGCCATCACCACCGGGACTGGTTCGTCCCAGCCGCAAGGTGTGGTCACAGGCTCCACGCTCGGCGTGACAGCAGCGGCCATCGCGGCCGTCACAATGGACGAATTATTGTCACTCCAAAGCGCCGTCGACCGGAGCTACAGACGCAACGGCAAATGGATGATGCACGACTCCACACTGCTGGCCGTCAAGAAGCTGAAAGACAGCGACGGTCAGTACCTGTGGCAGCCATCGTTGCAGGATGGTGCACCGGATCGTTTGGCCGGTCAGGAAGTCGTGACGAATAACGACATGGCCGAACTCGCCACAGGAAACAAAACCGTCATTTATGGCGACTTTTCCAAGTTCATCATCCGCGAAGTTCGCGACATCATCCTCGTCAATATGGTCGAAAGATATGCGGACTATCACCAGTCAGCATTCGTCGCCCTGCTCCGGTTCGACTCCAAGTTGCTCGACGCTGGAACGAATCCGATCCAGCATCTGATTCAAGCCTGATCCGTTTCGCCGCTAGTGGTCGCCCGGTGGTTTTCCCATGCCGCCGGGCGGCCGCGGGTCAGAGAGGGAAAGACCATGCGAATCCAAATGCTCACGACATACGCCGGTGTGAACTTCGCGTTGAATTCCGGCGAGCAATACGACGTCGATGACGACGACGCCAAACGCTACATCGCCGCCGGCGGGGCCATCGAGATCACCGCTGCAAAACCAGCCAAAAAACCAGCCAAAAAAAAGGACGCCAGTGCTAAGCCAACACGCAAGCCTAACTCGTAGCGTCGACCCGACAGCGGACCCGGTGTTGCGTTCGGAGATCAAGCACCACCTGCGAGTCGACGCGTCGAACATTGACGACGACGGATACATAGACAGCCTGACCGCTGCGGCCACGGCACAGCTCGAACATGATGCCGATATCTCAATCATGGCCCAGACCTGGCAACTGAGGCTTGACACATTCCCGACAGGAAACGAGGTGATCACACTCGACCGGCCGCCGGTGACCAGCGTCACGAGCGTGACCTATTACGACGGCGATGATGCCAGCCAAACGCTAGCCTCAAGCAACTACAGCGTCGACACATCGACCAGCCCAGGCCGCATCGTGTTGACGCTCAACAACACCTGGCCAACGACACGATCACAGCGGCCCGCCGCGGTGCTGGTCACGTTTGTGGCCGGCTTTTCAACGGTGCCAACGGCAGCCGCTCACGCCATCAAGATCCTCGTCTCGCACTGGTACGAGCACCGTGAATCTGTGGTGTTCGGCCAGACGCTACACGTCGTGCAAGCCTACTGGGGGCTCGTCGATCAACTCCGCTGGAGATCGCCCGTAGCATGACCTCAGGCCGATACAAAAACCGCGTGAGCATCCGCCGGCTGAAATCCACAGCCACACAGGACGCCCACGGCCAGATCGACAACACCGACGCCGCAAACTGGGAAGAGGTCTGTTCAACCTGGGTCGGATGCGTCAGCCGAGGTGGTCGTGAATTTTGGAAAGTCGACAGGCTTGAAGCCGATGTCACGCATGTTTGGACGTCGCGGTATTTTTCGACACTGGCCACGGCAACGCCTGCGGATCGACTCGTTGAACGCGACGGCACAGAACACAACATCGTCAGCGTAATCGACATCGACAACGCCGGGGCCGTGATGGAAATCCAGACCAAACGGGCGGTGATGTAGATGGCGAAATTCGCAACGCTCACAGGCGACAAGGCACTCGACCGGCAACTGAGCCGGCTGCGTTCATCGGTGCAAAACAAGCTGATGCGACAGGCTGTGCTCGTGTCACTGCGGAGCGTGTCAAAAGCGATGAAAGGCCAGGTCACCACGCCGAACGCAAAAGTTACATCGCGGGTCAAGAAGTCCATCGGTCAGCGGTTCAAAAAACTGAACAAGAAGACCGGCAAAACCGAGGCACTCGTGGGCGTCAATGTCGGCAAGAAAAAAGGCAGCTCGACGCGAATGCCGCACGCCGTGTTTTTTCTGTCGTCAAGCGGTGCGAATCGTATGCGGAAGTCTGGCGGGTCAACGGGTCGCATGACGGCACCGGCATCCGGTGCGATCATGAGAGCCTGGGGCCAGGCAGAGCAGCCGGCATTCGCCAAGCTCAAGACAACACTCAGGGCAGGCATCGAACGCGAGGCCAGCAAGAAATGAGAGCCTCGCTCATCACACTACTGAACGCTCAGTCATCGATCACCGATCTGGTATCGACCCGCATCTATCTCGACAAGGCTCCCGAGGGCTGCGGCCTGCCATACATTGTGATCCTGCAACACGGGTCCGATGAGTTCATGACCAGCGACAACACCGGCAACCTGCGAGGAATCGACTTCTCGATTATCTGCCGAGCTCAACGCGGCGTGTCGTCGGTGGCCGTGGCCGACGCGGTGCGATTGTTCATTGAAGACTATTCTGGGGCAGCCGGCACCGAAACCATTTCCGCGGTGATCCTGGAAAGCGTTAGCGACCAATTTGAGCCGCCGGTTGATGGATCGGACATCGGCAAACACGCAAGCACTCTCGATCTGCAAATTCTTTACAACCCAGCATAGGTGACCCATGACTAAGATCGCATGCAAAGGCGCAACACTATCTGTCGGCGGAAGCGTGACGCAACTGCTC